CGATCGTATGCAGCGCAGCAGGACAACGGTAAGGATTTAACCTTACCCCCTCATGGTGCATTATGGCTTTAAGTGCATTATCACTTACCTTCATTTTTTGCCAAATGCCTGAGTACCAAACCAAAACGCTATAACAGATGCCCATATCAACTGAGTATCAGAATCCCATACCTCATCAATCATTAGCTTAAATGGCACATTCTGAGTCCATGCGTACCAGACACCAGCTATATCAATACCGACTAGCAAGAAGAATAGACCGTAGGTGACCGTAGGACGCACCATAGCGCGAGCATTGATTACCCATTGGCTTGCACCTTGACCAATAGCTATATCGTGCTGGTAGAGTGCCTGACGCTCGTCTGAGGCTGCTTGTATCTGTATCTGCTCTGTGTGTATTTCTTCAACACGTTCCTGAGACTGGAAACCTGCTTTCTGCATCTCTAGCTGCATCTGGACTTGAACCTGAGCCATCGCTAATTCATGCTTCTTATCAGACTTATCCTGAAAGAAATTAAGTAGACTAGGAAGTCCACCAGATAGAAACGACATAAATGTTGATAATAAAGTAAGCATTATTCTTCACCCTTTAATTCTTTAATAATCTGCAATCGCAGTTCTTTCATCTTGCGTGTTTCTTCAGCAGCCTTGTACATAGCATTGTTCATATCCATGTAAGCAACACCCATTACAGGCAATACGATAACTAACACAATACACAGAATAAGGACGGTAATGAGTAAAGACCACGGTATGTGTGGCTCGTTCGGAGGAGTATCATCAGCCATAGGAACCACAATATTATGAACACGACCGCGATTATTGATGTCATCTGTTCCGCGATTTTTCTTCTTATACTTGCCCGTCGCCATATTGCTGCCTGTTGTTTCTGCAATTCATGACGCTGAACCTCTGCTCGCTCTGCCTTAACCCTATCGCGCATTACTTCAAACTCTGACCATATTGCCCCAAGTTCTTTAGGAGCCGAATATACGAGCGTTTCGCGTAACTCTGTTTCTAGTCGTATCATTTCTTTCTGAGCCAGCACTCGATTAAATGCCTCTTGATTTAACGATAGCTCAGGATCACGGACTTTCTTAGTCTTTAATTCTTCTTCGTGAACGTGTTTCTCAAGTTGCTCATGTGCTTTAAAAAAGTTTCCCAAATGACCGCTAATGTCAGCAACCACATCTTTAACTTTACCGTATGCGTCAACCAACTCCATACCATCAGCCTTAGCCGATTGATACAGTTCACAACCTTGTTTAATTGCGCTTGCAGCCAGTTTCGCAGCAGCAAGAATTGTAAGTGGGTCCACATTACTTAGGTAGCTGACCGTTACCAGCCAACCATATCATTAGACCTAAAGCACCAGCACCAACAATCCAGAATATCTTCTTTACAACTGACCGACCTACTTCTTCATAGATACGCTTAAAAGCTACTTCAGCAGCACGTTCTGCAATATGGTCAATCTGCTCGTCTGTCAATTGTATTTTGTCCATTATGCAACTCGCTTCCACATATATACGACAATGTATGGTTGCAAGTTAGCGTTAGTACCTGATGATCCTGTTGAAGATATAGAAATACCTGTGCTTGCCGTACTTGTAGTTGTAGTACCAGCACCAGCAAGACTTGAACCACCAGCATTTTGATCGAGTGTTTTAGTCTGAATTCCAACTGTGTGATTATGACCGGGATCACTAACTGAGTGAGTATGACTTACAACGATAGCGTCTTTAGAACCACCAGTTTCTTCAAGAGTATCAAATGAAGAATCACTTCCGTTTAAGCCTACCATTACACGACCAGCACCAAACGCAGTCCATGTACCAAAGCCAAACAATGTAGCAGGATTAGTGCTAACGGAGGCATTGATATATATTGAGCCTACTGGATAAGCAAGAGCTACAGAGTTACCAACATAAGCAGTTGTAGCTACCTTAGTAGAGTTATCTCCAGCCGATTGCGTAGTAGCAGTAGCTGTAGAGCCTAACGCTACAGTAGAGCTAAATACAGCAGCACCAGTACACGTAAACGCACCACCAACAACAAAGTTATCAGCGTCTGAGCCTGTTTGCTGATCTTTAATCTGAGCCATTAGCTCACGGATAGCATTGTTAATACCCGATGGAGCACAGCCCTCAGCTATATTTATCCCGGCGATGTCTGTATTGTTTGACGCAACTGATGAATATTCACTAATTTTATTTTTAGCCATGATTTGCGAACTCCAATCTGTATTTGTTTCTAGCTTCTATAGCAACTAATTCAGCAAATTCTAAATTATCAAAATAGCCAATTGTTTTTTTTGTTTTTTTAATGCTTATAGACACTACCCATTTACCTAACTTTTTATACCAAGAAACATTTTTAACGCCTGATTTATTTGTTTTTGGTGTTTTGTAATTTTCACTATTTTCCTGATATGTTGCTTCTCTTAAATTAGATATTTTATTATTTGATCTATTGCCATCAATATGGTCAATTAAATTTTTAGGCATTTCGCCATTTACATATAACCAAGCAAGTCTGTGAACTTTATATTTTTTACTATCTATTTCGATTTCTCTATATCCGTTAGATAACCATCCAGCAATATTTCCAATTTTAACTCTTTTTGATTTACTAACTTTCCAAGTAAAAATACCAGTATCAAAATCGTAATTTAATATTGATTTTAAATATTCTTGAGTAAGAGTTTCATTTTTTATATTATCCGTATTATTGGATGCGGTAGAACTGTATTCACTAATCTTGTTCTTTGCCATGATGCACCTATTGAGTTAATCCGAGTAGTCCGGGAATAGCAAATGGAGCAGCAGCCCTAGCTCTTTGAACTGCTTCTGAGAATGTTGGATTTCTAGGAGCAAACATTAGTTTCTCACCAAGACCAAAATAAGGAAGTGTAGATAGTCCAGTTAATGCTGCCATTGTAGGATCGACCATACCAGCACCGCCAGTAAGAGCAGCAGCAGTCATTCCACGACCAGCAGTTCCACTATCAGGAACTTTAGTACCTAAAACACTTACACCAGTTCCAGACAAATCCTGCATTGGAGCAGCACCACGAGCAAATGCACCTTTACGAGTTGATCTATCAGCCTGACGAACAGAAGCCTCTAATTGAGCAGGAGTAAATATGCCTTCTTCACCACGAGTCTTTGCAATAGCAGTTTGAACTCTAACAAAATCACGATAAGCTGCATCTGCCTTTTTTAAACCATTTGCTTCAGCAGGATTTTGATTCTTCATGATATTCATATATACACCCTGAAGATCACGATAAGCATTACCTAGCAATCTATTTGCACCAGTTTCCTGAGAATAAGCAGAAGCCATATCACCTAAATCTTGCTTAATAGCCTGCGCTCTACGACCATTCATTACCTGAGTTGTAGAAAAATCTTTCTTCAATCCATCCACATACTTTTCAAATCCATCACGCAAATCTTTTGGTAATTTAGTGCCAGAATATTTAGAGACAACAGCGTCAAAAGATTGTCCAACTCTAGGAGTATAAGTAATACGTAAATTAGGTACTATATTTTCGTATTGATTCTGAATTTGTTGTTCAACATAGTTAAAAGCATCACGACCTACAACATTAGAAGGAACTTTTAATTTAGGATCAAGATTACTTAATACTTTGTTATATGCAGCAGTATTAAACTTTTCAAATTGCTTCTCACGAGCACCTGTAATAATACGACCAGCAAGAGGAATACTTTCAGCAGATTGCTCTATTTGCTGAATACGACCACCAAATGCAGAACCCGGAGTTAATGGGATGCCTTGCTCACGTAATGCAGCAGCTTCAGGACGAACATTAGGAGCAAGCAAACGACCAGCACCACTCACTAAACCACTAAATAATCCACCCATTAAACCGCCTTTAACGGCTTCCTCTGGTGCTTGCTGCATTGTTGGAGCCATGCCTACGCCAGTACCAGCACCTATGCCAGCTCCCAATAAAACATCACCAATCATCCCTAATCCACGAGTTACTGGTTTAGCTATAACGCCAAGAGGCAAAGCTAATGATCCACCAATATCAGCAGCCAATGCTTGACCCGGCATATCTTGTCTAAACTGTCCTTGCTGTGCTCTTAATTGATCTCTAATCTTTGTATATTCTGGACCACTAATTGCACCACTACGAAATGCAGCCTCCAATTCATCAGCGGATTGAAATGCAAGACCACCAGCAGCAGCTCTAACAGTTTCAGCAGTAGGAGAATATGGTACAGGAGCCATAACAGACGGCTGTTCTTGAGTGCTCATACCACGAGCAGAAGCCATAGCTTCTAAGCCTTTAGTTGAGACCTTATCCCATTGACCACGAGATGCGTATTCAAGGTCTTTTGTAGAAACGCCAGATAAATCTGCCATTATTTCCCCTTCCTACGATCAAGTTCTTGTTTGATTAAAGCATCAACATCAAATGATGGCGCTTGTGTTGGAGCAGCTCTACCAGCTTTAATTTGTGCCGCTTGAAGAAGTTGCTGCAATCGTTTTGCTTTATCTTCAATAGTTTTTTGTTTATCACCCAGTTGTGGGAAATAAGATTTTTGATAATTTTGCAATTGATCTTTTGTATAAGCAGCACCAGTTCCAAGAGTTAACGCAGCGTCAAGCATTTCAAGCTGTGCAGCTTCAACTTGTTGGCGAGACTCTGGATTAACAAGATTTTTAAGATAATCAGAGCCTGTTAATAAACGAACAGTTTCAGCACCAATATTAGGTGAAGCAGCAGATGGAGTTTGACCAGTAACAGATTGAAGCTGAGTTAATGCACCCTGAAGTCTTGTCGTTAAGAAGCCAGCAGTTCTTTCTGACTCACTAGGAAGATTAATTTTTGGAGCCATTGCTTCACGACGCTTAATCTCAAAAGCAAGAATTGTTGGGTCCATATTTTCAAGAATTTTTGCATCTTCTTGCATAATATTATTGTATTCAGAATTAATCTTTTCCTCAGTCATAGTTTTAGAACGAGAAATAAGAGAATCCATACGCTTCTTTAAAGTTGGATAAACTTTATCTGATTGAGAAGCAATTTGATTAATTAAAGAATCTGTTCTAAATTGACCACGTAAATCTTTAGCTATGTCTTGTTGTTGTTTAGCTTTAGCCCCAGCATCAGGATCAATACCAGCTTGGCTTTGGAAATACTCTGCCATTAAATCAGCATTTCTTATCTGGGCTTCTAATGGATTAACAGGAGGAGCGGCTTTAGGAGCCGTAGGAAGCGCACCAAACTCTCCGGTATAAGGCTGTGGTACTGGAGCTGTTTCAACCGTTCCGGGGGCTAATTGACCTGTTGGCTCACGTACTGGAGCTGCTTGTGGAATTACTCTGGTATCTCCACCGCTAGTAGTATAAGGAACCATTTGCTCGTTATAAGCAACCATTTCAGCAGATGGAGCAGTAGCCGCAGGAGCTTGTCTACCAGCCATAAATTTCTGCAAACTTTGACGCTGCATATACATTTGAAGTGCTTTATCTTTGTTATTTAAAAGATAAGCCTTCATAGCAGCATCAATAGAAGGGTCAGCTTTTATTAGCTCATCTATAGAACCAATAGCTGCTTCTTCTCTTTGCAAATCACGCAATGTTTTTTGGCGCTGCAATTGCTGATTAGCTGCTTGCTGTTGTAGAGCAAAGTTTTGTAGACCTTGTTGATATTGCTGACCAGCAGCCCCATAACCTGCACCTAAAGCACCTAATATATTTTGTGCAGCAGAACGTCTGCCACCTTGTCTACCCATACCTTGAGCTAATGCAGCAGCAGCACCTAATAGACCAGCTACATTAGACTGTTTAGATAATGCTTGAGACTGAGGAACTCCTAACAAACTTTCATACGCTGGGTTTCTTTGACCAAATACATTGGGTATTTCACTAGGAATGTAATCAGTCAAACTTCTACTATTAGAAATAGGAATAGAGCCTCTATTACCAATAGAAACTGATTGCCCAGTAGAAAGTGGAACACTAGAAAACATATCTAAAAGTGAATTATTACCACTTCTTCCAGTTTGCTTAATCCATTCGTCGCGTAATTCTTGATCTGTTAGTGCCATACATTACCCCAATAATGAAATTTGTGGTGGACGGATAACACTTTGCTGCTGTGGATTTAATAGACTCATGTAGTCCATTGGAGCAATCTGACCTCTATTAATTTGTCCAGCAGGAGCCATTTGCATAGGTTGTTCTGGAGCAAACGCACTTTTAGCCAAACTCATTCCAGCTTGTGCTGTAAAAGGGTTTTGATTTAAATATGTATTAGCAGCTCCAATATCTGAACCTACACCTGAAAATCCACCACCAAGTTGCTGCATAAATGTAGGAGCAGCAGTTTGAGGAGCATATCCAGCAGCACTTCCCATAATTCCTTCAGGAGCAGCACCAGCAGCGCCGCCAAATCCACCTGCAAATGAGCCACCAGCAGCACCTAAAGCACCACCCATTAATGCACCTTTTAATGGATTTTTATTAGTCATTGCACCAGTAGCAGCACCAATCATCATACTTGTAGTAACTGGATCACCCATTATTTACCCCCTGTAGGTGTAGCAGTCTGTACCGTCTGAGTTCCTTGAGGAACACTAGAGAATAGGTTAGCAAACTGACTGAGTTTTGCTTGTGGTATGTTTTGCTGGAAGTTAAATCGATTCATTGCATCTTGCAGTTCTGCCGCACCTTGAGCTTCTTTAGCGCCACCAACAGTTAATAGACGCTGTATATCAGCATAGTCAGCCTGAGCCATCTGAGGAGCAGCACCAACCGCAGCCATTTGACGCTGACGCTCAGCCTCAGCAGCTTGGAAAGCCATTCTGTTACCAGCTTCAGCTATGTTTCTAGCAAATATGTCTTGAGCCTGACCTATCTGTTGACCTTGAGCAGCAGAGCCATAACGACCAGCAGATGCAGTCCTAGAATTCAAATCTTGGATTACATTAGTGTAATCAACACCAGCTTGTCTATTCACTCCTTCTAAAGCACCCGCTAGGAATGGATTAACGCCTCGTCCTTGAATCGTAGCTAGCGTCTCATCCTGCGCTGCCCTAGTAAGCGGAGAGCCAGCCATAGCTCGTTCCTGAGCCATTTTAAGTGCTTGCTGAGTCTGCTCCGATGGGCTTACATACGTCTGACCGGGAAAGAATGTAGGAGTGCCTGACTCATAGAGCCGTTTGCCTTCCTCTAGACCATAAGTAACATACGGCTTGATGCTAGGATCAATGCTCGTTGTTGTAGTAGTTGGTTGTTGTCCGCCGCCGCCGCCCATAATTACACCTCACTAATCCATTGTCGTGGGCGGAATCCGTAATCAGCCGCCCTTTTAGCCCAACCACGCCTATGGCTAGAAAATGTTATGTATTTAACCTTAGCCTCTGCCGCCATGCCCTTGATGTATTTTAAGGCATTTTCGACAACATCATAACTATTTTCTAACGAATAAGCAGCCCATAGATGCATAGTCTCACCTTGTGGTTGCAGGACAAAGAAGCCAGCGTAGTGGTTATTCTCTATCAGTACAAACAACAGACTCTTTTGATTGAAACAGTCTGTATATACATCTTCAATAATCCAGTTCTCTGGACTCCTACTTTTAATTTTCTCTAAGCCAGTTCTTACACTAGCCCACCATAGTCTTAGTTCCTGTGGAGCAATATATCTATACTCCATTAACCCACCACAATATAGCCATACGTTTTATCTGCCGTGTTATTAGCCCAATGTGTCAGAGTAGCACTTCCTTGTGTCTGACTGCTAACATATATGTTAGATGATGCTTTATTAGAAACATAGTTTACCGTAGTAATAACGCTAGGTATTGACGGTCTAGTCGGACTAGTTCCTGCCGCAAATGTTTCAATCGTTACGCCAGTATCTGTAACTCTCCACATTATCTCAAGATAGTCACCTGCTGCTAATTCAATAAAGTAATTTAATGCACCAATAATATGGCTAGGATCACCTGAACTTTTCCTTGCTGGAATACCAAACCGACTATTAGAAGCCGTTATATCCGTTCCATTCTTTCTAAACCATACATCTGCATCTTGGCTGCTATTAGTCGTATTCTTAAACTGAATAGAAAATTGCAAGTTGTAAACACCAGCATTTCGCACGTTAATACGAGAGCTGTTAGATACATATACTCCATTGGAGTAGTCAGTCGTATTTAATGTAATTGCATACGCAGTCGTAGTATTAGCAGCAGTCTGGTTTGTAGAGTCCTGAAACGCTCCGTATGGCATTGCGTCAGTAAATGCAGCCGCAGATACAGGAGTAAAGAATAAAAGGCTCTCCTTGCCTATACGACCGTCATACAGCGTAGTCGTTACAGCATTACCAGTCGCTAAAGTAACCGTTCCAGTATTATTCGTCTTACCGTCCATGATCCCACGGACTACCTCAGATACTTGACGTTCATCAGCACCAAAGACAGGTAACGTCCTAAACTGTACTGATCTAGTCATCGAGTACCCTGCGTAACAATATCAATTTCACAGCCGATAATCGTTTCCCAGTTAGCATTAGTCGGTGCTACCTTAATACGATGGTAATTACCGTTAGCCCTTAATGGCACTCTGTTCTCTGAGTCTGGTGTCGCTGTTGTTCCGAATTCGACGCTATCTGACAATAGTTTTCTACTGGCAACGGTGACTGACGCAATTCCATTATCGATAATAGGTTTTGCCAATGTGATAATAGAACGTCCAATGTCAATATCTCCAGAAGTAATGTATGCCGCTTGCAATGCACCAGAGAAAACTACAATCTTCTGATCTCGCACACCAACGAATATAAGCTGACCACCAGCCCAAGTACGTGAATCTAACGGTATCTGCTCTACTGCGTTATCAAGACTAGGCAAGGTAATTGTGCAATTTGACGTAGTAATAGTTGCGCCAGTTGCAGCCGTAAATGTAAATATATTTGCGCTAGTTCTTGTTACTGTAAATGCTCCATCTACTCCAGCACCAGAAGTCGCATCAAAAGATACATAAGCACCAGTCTCTAACCCATGATCTGTAACAGTAACCGTAACAGTAGTGCTACTTTGTGTATACGTACCAGTTTTCTGGTTTGTACTATCAAAATAGTAAATATCTAACTGCTCAAGTGTGGCACTCGGTGTCAGTCCATACGCTAAGAAATTAACGTCCGTTAAACCATAGCTCCACTTATTCAGATCAATCGAGTAGTACAGCAAGAATCTGCGACCAAAGTTATTCTTAAAGTTCCAGATGACTAACTTCTTAACCGGATCAATAGTTGCGCTCATGCCTGTCTGAATTTCGCTCAAACTGACATTATCAAAGAACCAACGATTAACCTTCTCTACGCCTATATTCTTAACTGACTTACCATCACACATGTAAAAGCCATCGTCAGACAGGAAGTACGTTAAATTACCAAACTGAGCGATAGAGCCATTAGACATACAGCCTAATGTTCTAGAAATAGCATCAAATTGGAAGAAGAACGGACTACCTGCATACGTCATACGATAGATAGCACGCTCTAAGAATATTAGACCGTATTCACCACCTGCTAAACCTGTAATATCACCGCCATCAGCCATTACTTGTGAGTCAGATTGAGAAGCAGCACCCGGAGTCCAATCAGTCTCGTCATTAATATCTGACCAATAGACCTTGTTCTCCTCACCACCTACATTAGCAGCCACTACAAAGTCTCGTACTACCGTTACAAAGTGGGCAGCAGGAGCAGCAGCAGCCAAGTCAGCAAAGTAAGTCGATGAACCTAGATCATAAGCCTGTAACTGGTCTGCACCGTTGGCTAGAATCATCTTAGAGCCAAACTGAGTAATATCCCATGACTCAACAGTAGAATAGCCAGTAGTCGTTAATGCATCTAAGCCAGTATTACTAGGGTTAAACTTGTAAATCTGTGTAGCACCAGCAGCAAATAGCGTAGATGCACCAGAAAACTTACCCGCAAATGCTACAAGTAGGTTCTGACCTGCATTAGTTGAGTAATCTACTGCTTCACGTAACGGAGCATAGCCATTAGTAACTGGATAACAATTATAGGCATCCATCACAGCACCAGTAACACCCGGCTGATCTGGCAACCACTCACCAAATATAATTTTCTGTTTTGCCATTACTGTCTAGCCCAAGTAGTTGATTCTGGAGTAACTACAGTCCACTCGTAACCAATAATTTCACCAATAGCACCCACAGTTGCATCACCAGCTATAACTGAACGACCACCAATAATAAAGTTACCATTTGCAGTAACTGTAGCAGTCCCATTAATGCTAGAAGCACCAACAGCTACAAACGTACCATTAGCCGTTACCGTAGCTAAACCAGTTATACGAGCTATTACGCCTTCAACTTCAGTTCCGTTAGCAACTACTGTAGCCGTAGCTGCAATGCTTGCTATACCGCTATATATTGCTCGTGCTGATGCCGATACCGTAGCTGTACATGTGATAGACGCATTAATACCTTCGTTCTCACAATAGCCAGAATCCCAATAGCCTGAGACAACGTATAGATCAGGTTGGCTTAGGTCGCCTTCGCCGTAGCCCTGAACCCAATAATCAAAATCAACATAATTAGCCATTTACCTCTACCCAAGTCTGAGTTTCCTCGTTCCATGAGTACATTTTGCCATCAGTAGGCATAGCTGTGGGAGGCTGCCATTGAGCATTAGCATCTAGCGTCCAGCTTGCATACGGCTTAGGAGGCACAAACGCATCTATATCTGCATTGTAGGCATAACCAATACCAGCATAGTTCTTACGAATGTTGCCGTTATAACTGGTCTGCTTCCATGTGCCACCAAATAGACGCTCACAATATGCAGCACCGATATATTCTTTCTCTGTACCGTTAGCATCAGCCGTGTCTTTGTTATCAATGACGATAACTTGGGTCACGATATTGTTTGAATCAATCTGTGCGTAGTGAGCCATTATTCTTCCCCTAAATGCAAACCTGTCAGACTTTCATCTGAGCCTATGTAACCTTTTAAGAACGTATTAAACGCTATGCTAATCCTAGTTTCATCACCTACTTTAGTCTCAACCATGTGCGTTAGATGCGATGGGAATAGAATTAAATCTCCAGCACCTACTTCAAACCACCACGATTCAGAATTGTAAGGATTAAACTCAGCAGCAGGAACCTTAATCCGCTCATACCCATCTTTGTAAAAGTAAATCTTATCTACCGCACGATCAGCTTGTGGATAGAACACACCAGACACTACGCTATTTGGATGCGCGTGTTTATGATGGTACTGTCCAGCCTCAGTATAGTTAGCCCAACTCTGCGTTAGATACAGACTCACATCGAACTTAGGAGCATGAATAGCTTTGAAGTATTCCATCATTGAATCTTCAATAAACTCACGCATCTCAGTAAGTTCTTTACTCTTTAGAATCTTACGATCTTTGCTAGTCGTATTACCTTCGTTAGCGTAATGCTCCTGACCTTTGATAAACTCTAGTTCAGCTTCAGTCAGATCACGACCAAACTTAAAGAAAGCAACCGGAGTAGGGAATAAGTTATTTATATTCACGCTACAGCTTTCTCGAATTCTTCAGCATCAGCTTTCATCTTCTTTAAATCTTCATCAAGCCATATCGTAGGAATACTGTCCTCAAACTCACGTATCTTATCCATTACCCATTGCACTTCTTCCCATGATGGGCAAGGTCTAGGATCATCCCAACGGGTAAACATCGTATTGGATATTTCCCATTTGGCATTAGGACGCAGCAATGACATAGCTACATCGATACCGTACATTCTGTAGAGTTTAGTTTCCATGTATTTATTGGTTGATTTTAATAATTACGATGCCTGAACCACCTGCACCGCCTGCGCGATTACCAGCACTTCCACCACCTGTACCACCAGCGCCGCCACCGCCACCAAGATTTGTTGTTCCTGCTGTTCCGGTTCCCGGAGCTGTTGAACTTCCTCCAGCACCGCCACCTCCCGTTCCTCCAGAACCACCGCCTCCTGCGTCACCACCGCCGCCACCGCCGCCGCTGTAGGTCACGGAACTTCCTGAGATGCTTGAAGCCGTTCCATTTCCACCATTGCCACCTTGTGATGATGATGGTGCGTTTGAGCCAGTAGCACTTGCGCCGCCACCGCCACCACCACTAAGAGTTGATGATGGGCTGTTACCACCTCCATTGCCACCATTGCTTCCCTGTGAAGGTGTTGTAGATGGGGTATTACCTGCTCCAAAACTAGGGTTTGCTATATTACCGCCACCGCCACCGCCAGAACCACCACTTGCACCACCTATAGCACCTTGACCTCCTCCACCTCCACCAGTAGATGTAATAGTGCTAAATACTGAATTGCCGCCATTAACGCCGTTTCCTACAGATGGCAAACCAGCACCACCAGCACCACCAGCACCAACAGTAACGGTATATTCTGTTCCTGCCGTTACGCTTAATGATGTGCCAGTTCTATACCCACCCGCACCACCACCACCGCCATAGTTACCGCCACCACCAGCACCACCAGCCACGACTAAATAATCAACGCTTGTCACACCTGTTGGCGCTACCCATGCAGTAGATGATTTAAATGTAAAGACTGTTTGTGATGCTACGGAATAAGAAAGAATAACTATGCCTGAACCGCCAGAACCGCCTGTATATCCAGTTACGGCTGTAATACTTCCAGCACCGCCACCACCGCCGGTATTAGTAGTTCCAGCAGAACCATTTCCACCACCACTAGTGCCAGCATTTCCACCGCCACCAGAACCACCAGTTCCAACAGTTCCACCAGAAAGTGTGCCGCCTCCTCCACCACCGCTGTAGGTTACGGAACTTCCTGAAAGAGTAGAGGCAGTTCCAGACCCGCCATTTCCTCCGGCTGAACCAGAACCATTTGCACCCACAGCAGAAGCACCACCGCCTCCACCACCGCCTAAATAAAGACTTGAATCACTTCCCGCGCCACCACTACTACCTTGACTTGGAGAAGTTGAAGGAGTATTTCCAGCACCACCATTGCCACCAGTACGAGAACCGCCACCACCAGAACCACCAGCTACGCCATTTGCAAAAAAAGGTGACCCTGAAAGTTCATTAGCCCCACCACCACCGCCATTGCTAGTAATTGTGGAAAATATAGAATTTCCTCCAGTACCACCAGTATTACTACGTGTAGCAATTCCACCAGTTCCACCAGCACCAACAGTAATTGTGTAGTCAGTTCCAGCAGTTACAGATAAAGCTGTGCCAGTTCTAAATCCACCAGCACCACCACCGCCGTTACCGCCAGAATTTGCTTGGTTTCCAGCACCGCCAGCACCTCCAGCAACTACAAGGTAGTCAACAGACGTTACACCTGTCGGAGCAGTCCACGTACCAGACGCAAGGAAACGCTGAATGACGGTTACGCCACCACCGCCAACAGCCAACGCTTGCATAATCTTTGAATAAGCAAACATTATTAAACCCTTATGGTGTAAAGTTTTGAATAAAACTTCCGTACCAATTAGTACCGTCAGCCGTAAATGTCAGAATATCCATCTTGCCAGCGGTCGCAGTAATAGTCGGAGCAGTACCACCAGAAAATTTAACACCAGTAAACGTAGCAGTACCGTTACCAGTAGTCGCAGCTTGCTTTAACAATAGGATGAATGACTTACCAGCCGTAGCAGTAGGCATCGTGAACGTACAAGCCGTAGAAGCTGTCAGAGTAGCTGTCTGGACTGTGCCGTTAGTTAGCGATAATGTGCTTGCAGTTGTGACAGTACCGATAGCAACTACACCCTCTGTGTAATTGTTTACACTAGGATTGGTTAGCGTTTTATTCGTTAGTGTTTCAGAACCAGTTGGCGTTACATAGTCTGTGCCAGCCGTAGCAGCACTAAACGCAGACGTACCATTGCCTTTAACAATACCAGTTAGTGTACTAACACCAGTACCACCATCAGCGACAGTTAAGTCAGTAATGCCAGTAATTGTTCCACCACTAATAGTCGCACTAGTGATAACTAACGATGCTACTGTATTTCCTGACTGTATTTTGTCAGTATTAAGATTCGTAAAGTTGGCATCAACTTCAACATAACTAAGTGCAGAGCCTTTACCAGCACGAGTAACGATAGTAGACATAATTTACCCCTATGCCAAAGTTACTGAAAGATTCGTTGCAGTTATCTTAAAGATATCACCGTTAGCAATAGTCTTACTTGTATCTAATGCTGAGTGATACAAGAGATTACCTGACGTTACCGCATCACGAATACCAACGTGGGTAATAGTTCCCCAATCAGCCGTACATTGAGGAAACTCAATCGCAGAGCTATTAGAAGTCGCACCGTTAGACGGAGCACTAAACGTAATAGCCTGACGCACGTATGATCCACCTGTGACCTCAGTACCAGTATCGGCATCTGTAGGATCATTGGTATATAAAGCTAAGAAAGTAGTAGTCGGTGCGGTATAACTCGTAGCACGTAACGTCCCATTAATTAGCGCATTTTCAAGATAGTTACTTATTTCAGCCATGATTTACCTCACACTCATTGACATAGGTTGACCACCGAATTCACCATTTTGGTCGGCAGTAGAAATTGCTAAGATAGCACGATCATACAAGGTTGCCCACGTTTGAAGTCGCGCATCATTCATCAAATATGGTTCAGCTTCGCCCAATGACGCATATAACAACGCATCAGGATAATTAGTTAAGAATACGTTAATAATATTGGTATCAGATAGATACGCAGGTTTACCGTAGTACAACATTTGAATACTGTACGCACTATCAGGTATAGGAGCGAATTGAATCTCACTAGCCAGAATAGTGTAATTAACAGGAGCACCTGCTTCAGTAGTTCTAGCTGTTGCGAAAAATGAATTAGGTGAAAGGTACGATACTGACTTTACAGGAGTGGTACGTAGATGTACGTCACGCATCTCTAGGAAGTCCGTAGGCAAGCCGACAGTCTCAGTACCACTTGTGGTATCAGCACGAGCCACAATGAGCATCTGGCGCGTTCTAAGGTCTCTACGGAGCCGTTCCTCAGCCAATTGGATAAAGTCCGGTATCTGTGAAGTCAGATCACTACGACCTAAGTAACTCGCTATCGTAGATTTTAACGAACTGTAATCCGTCATAACTATTTCCCTGAGTTGTGTCTCTCCACAGCACCATCTTCTACATCTTCCCATCGATACTCATACGTACCAATGTGACCAATATGCATAGACAGACTGTGATCTACATACGTCTGGAATCCACTATCTTGAGCCTTGACGCAGAAATGAACATCTTCGCCAATAATGCCTTTAGTGCCCCAGCCTACGTCATACCACGGCTTCTTAGTAGCCTCAAATACATCTTTATGTATCATTACTACGCCACCACCAACAGCCGTACAAGCCTCGATACCTTCTTTACCTTTAGAGTCTATTTTATGCCAAGCGTGACTAATAATCTTGCCATTTTCATCTTTATCTAGCTCTAAATTCAATGCTGTTGGTAGCGTAGGCTTGCGTCTAGTTACTGCATTAACTCCACATATCGGTACATTCCTGCTCAACAATATCTCTATCGTATCGCTAGGGAACCGCATATCTGAATCAATGAACAGAATATAGTCACAACCATCAGCCAACGCAGCCTCAACTAGCTTTTCACGCTGATCGAATATCAACGTACCAGCCATTGTGTATAACTTCAGCCCATTTTCTCCAGAACCACAACGAAACTTAGAATCTCTACCGACCATCTTTGCAAAGTCAAACGCAAAGCCAGTATGAACCTCATCCCTTGCTGGAACGCATACGCCAACTGTTATACCCATTAGATGTTACCCCTATAGACTTTCCATTGTGCATTATCGGAATCATTGAGCCACTTAGCAAACGCTACATCATCAAGAATAGTGAACCCTCTCATAACTCCCTTTTTATTCAAGTCATCAATGACCGTAAAAGGTATCCGAGCTACGTGGTGCAATTCTTTAAGATTTCCTAGCCTTGCCTTGTCTGCCTCTCTGATATGGACGTTACTTTCTAGTATTTCAGTAATATCCTGTTTAGTCTCGATGATAATGCCGCCATCACCGTCCGCATGTACAACCTGTTGTCTATAGTTCATAAGTCCTCAATATGCGACCAAGTTCTACCAGTTCTTACACCTCGTATACAGTTAGGAGAAACTCCTAGTTGCCTACCAAGTGCTGCATGGTTAAGTGTGCTTGATCTAATTAATCTTACTTTTTCAGCATCTAGTAAGGATTTACCATTACCTTCGCCTTTTGGTGAAACAACTTTCTTTCTCCCTTTTGCAATCATATCCTGAGTATTATCTTTAGGAGTTCCAATAGATAAATGATTAGGATTCACACAACTAGGATTATCGCATTTATGCATAACAAACATACCATTAGGTATATCTTTTTTATTATGCAGTTTCCAACTAACCCTGTGAGCTAATCCGTTACCATCTTTTTTGGAGCCTAAAGATATTCTCCCGTACCCATTTGAAAGAATCTGACCACCCCAATGCCAACATTCATCTTGAGATTTCTTGTCAACAAAATTCCAGAATCTTTCTTCTAAAGTACCTCTTGCACATTTCTTGAAGCCTACTGACCCATGAGTCTTAAACCTTACATAATGCTTATAGCAAAGGCTTAGATTTTTAACTCTTACATCAGCATCACAACCATCAACACAGCACTTCATAAATCCTCCCCATAGATAACTACAGGGAGGATTATATATTAAATTACGTTACAGTGCCATGTTAAGATCGGCCACTATGCCATGAGCAGCTTCGTTTTTAACTTCCAATGTGCACTCAACCAGAATCTGAGTCTTATCAGCATCACCAGCTTTTGCAAGCTCGTTAGTCATGAATGGACGCAGATATGCGATTGCAGCGTACTCAGGATCAAGGATCAGAGCTTCGCGTGTACGCATGAACCTGTTCGGAATTACGCTCATTGAACCAAAATCGCTCAAATAAACGTCTGCCGCGCCCACGATAGTTGCCTGACTGCCACCAGTACCACCATTGACGTTATAACGATAAGCTGACAGACCTGTAAAGCTAGATACTTTCTGTTTGCCAGTAGCACCAACCATCAGAATCTTAGGAGTGCCGCCTGAAGCAAATACCTCAGCAACAACAGTTTTCAGCAAAGCCTCAGTAAATGTACGAGTTGTACCATCTACACGAGTCGATACACCGATAGTTGTAGGATCGCCAGTAGTATTAGCATCAGTATTGGTTTTGATCCACGACAGCAACGAACCCATCTTACGAGCAGTAGAGTTAGTTGTACCAGCCGAACGACCTTGATTAGCCAGCAAAATGGTCTCTAGGTCACGCTTGAGTTCATTTGATGCCTTAGCCAACTGATAAGCCTTCTCAGACTTACGACCAGCCTTATTAACTGTATCCAGAGTGCCAGAGACTTTGATAGTCTTTTGCAGAATCTGAGTATAGTTACCCAAGCGAGTAGTAGGTGACAAAGTAGCGTCAGATGCGTCAGCACCCTCAACAGCAGCGTTATTTGTAGTAGCAGCTGCAAGGGAGTCGGTCTGCCACTCGTGGTAAACAGCCGTAGCTTTAGTCTTGCCAATGGAACTCATAAATGGAGTTTCAGTAGGCGATATGTCGTAAATTACATCGGTCAAATCTTCACGCTGACCAATAGCGTCATAAGCATTATAAATTGCCATGATTTAATTCCTTATAAAAATCGTTCAAATACACTTGCCGCATCACGGACATTTCCGCTTGACTTGGCTCGTGCCTTTAGTTTCCGTATTTCTTCAGCATTACTATCTCGAGGCTTACTTACGCCAGACTTAATCGCTTTCGGAGCCTCATTCACCTTCTTGGTGATAGCTGGCTTACTTGCGACTAACTTGTCGTACTGCATCGCCTTATACAGAGTTAGTACCGCACGACTATCATAGACAGCCGCTAATTCGTTATCAGAGAACCCAATCTGCTTACCAAAGGCACGAATATCATTTCTGATTGATTCACCCTTAGCAGGATCAGTAAATTCAGGTATATAAGCTGTCAGTTTTTGCATTTCCTCAGCCACTACGGACTGCATCTGTGCCTGTCTATCTTGCTCTTGTTGCTGATGGATTCGTGATCTCTCAGCTTGAACAGCAGATAATTGCTTATCCCTTTGAACCATCTCTGCTACCTTTACAGAGTATCCAATAGGATCAGTCTCTTTCAGGTACTCAAGATTCTCCTCTTGCTGAGGCTGAAGCATTTGCTCAATCATCTCAAGTCTCTGTGCGTACGTATCGCGCATTTGCTTGGCTTCTTGAACAGCTTGACGCTCAGACTCGACAGCCTTGCGTTCCTCTGCTACCGCTTGCGATTTCTTGGTGTAATCCGTGCCAAGTTGATAAGACTTGATAAGCTCATTAAGCGTTACCTCACGTTCTTCTCCGGCTGCTTTAACCAGATACGTGGGCTGCTCTTGCTCCTCACCGTCAT